TCGTCCTGTTTATCCCCAAAAACGGCCGTAACAACCCAGCAAGGCCCCTGTGTGGGTCAACCTGCTCAGGACTTAAACTAATGGCTACAAAATCTAAACAGCCCGTAACTGGGGCGGTAAAACCACGGTTGCACAACACCTTTTTGAAAGGCCCTAGCCGCGGTGATGAGGTTGCACAACTAGCTGAGGATATCGGCCTACCCCTGCTACCGTGGCAGCGCTTTGTTTTAAACGATATGTTGACGATTGATAAAAACAAACAGTTTGTGCGTAAGTCAAACCTAGTCATATGTGCGAGACAAAACGGCAAAACTCACCTGGCGCGTATGCGTATCCTGGCAGGGTTGTTTTTGTTTAATGAGCGCAACCACGTGGTAATTAGCTCTGCTAGATCAATGGCCCTTACTACTTTTAGAGAGGTGGCTAATGCTATTGAGGATAGCCCTGAGCTTAAAAAGCAATTAAAGAGCATAAGGTATGCAAACGGTAATGAGGCCATAGTCTTAAAGTCAGGCGCTCGCCTAGACGTACGCGCAGCTACTAGAGACTCATCCCGCGGCGCTACCGCCGATTTTCTTTTCATAGATGAGCTACGTGAGGTAGATGAGGTTGCCTTTGCCGCAGCTATGCCAATTACCCGCGCACGGCCTAACTCTCAAACCTTAATGGCCAGCAACGCAGGTGATGCGTGGAGTAATACTCTTAATTCCGTGCGTGAGCGCTGTCTGTCTAACCCGCCTGCCTCAATGGGTTATTACGAATATAGCGCGCCTCAGTTTGCAGCTTTAGATGACCGTAAAGCCTGGGCGCAGGCAAACCCAGCTATGGGCGTACTCATTACTGAGGCAGCTTTACAAGAGGCCCTGACTATCCAAACAACCGAGCAATTTCGCACAGAAAGTTTGTCACAATGGATTGACAGCTTACAAAGCCCCTGGCCGCACGGCTCGGTTGAGGATGCCAGCGACATAAACCTCAAAATGAGCCCTGGGCCTTTGACCGTGTTTGGCTTTGACGTAAGCCCCTCAAAACGTGATGCAAGTTTAGTTATGGGCCAAATATTGCCTGACGGGCGCATAGGTTTAGCTGTGCTAGATACCTACAGCTCACAGGTTGCCGTTGATGAGCTTGCTATAGCTGCATCAATTAAAAAGTGGGCAGACCTGTACTACCCACGTGTTGTTTGCTATGACAAGTACACAACCGCCAGTATTGCCCAAAGGCTACAAAATGCGGGTGTGCAAACGCGCGATATATCAGGCCAAACGTTTTATACCGCGTGTTCAGATTTCCACGACTATTTAGTTAACGATAGGTTGCGGCATAGCGGGCAAGATTTGCTGATCCAACAAATGGCCAACTGTGCAGCCAAAATTACAAGTGATGCCTGGCGTATTGTGCGCCGTAAGTCAGCTGGCCCCGTTGATATCCCTATCGGCCTAGCTATGGTGATCCACATACTGGCCCAGCCCGTAGCTGAGGCCAAAGTCTATGTTTAGACACGCCGAGGTGTTTTTAGCCTTTTATCGTTGACAATTGCGCCATTATTAGGTTATGGGATTGTTGCAAACTTTTGGCATAGGTAAAAAAGATATCACCGCCCAACTAGCCCCTGCCGTTATGTCGCAGGGTTATGGCGCTGGTGTTTATAGCTATGGCGGCATTTATGGCGCTGGCAACGGCGTGCCTTTTATGGATCGCTACGTAGCTTTGCAGGTACCAGCTGTTGCTAGATGCCGTAATTTAATTGCTGGCGTTGTATCCAGTATTGACTTAGAGCTATACAAAAAATCAACAGGTGCAAAATTAGAAAGTCCTCTATGGCTTGATCAACCTGATATGCGCCAGCCTCGCAGCGTAACTATTGCATATACAGTAGATAGTTTGCTGTTTTATGGTGTTGCTTATTGGCGCGTAACCTCATTGTATGCAGATGACGGCCGCCCTAGTGGTTTTGAATGGATTGCCAATACTCGCGTAACAGTTACAACTGATCAGTATGGCGAGCAGGTTGACTACTACACAATTAACGGCGAACGTGCCCCTATGTCGGGTATTGGTTCACTTGTTACTTTTCAATCTTTGTTACCTGGCGTATTAGAAACAGGCGGGCGAACAATACAAGCTGCTATTGACGTACAAAAGGCCGCAGCTGTTGCAGCGGCTACGCCAATGCCAACAGGTTTTATTAAAAATAGCGGTGCAGATTTACCTGAGGCGCAAATTAGTGGTTTGCTAGCTGCCTGGAAAGCTGCACGTACCTCACGATCAACGGCCTACCTCACTAGCACTTTGGATTACCAACAGGTTGGCTTTAGTCCTAAGGATATGACGTACAACGAAAGTAGCCAGTACTTAGCTACTGAGGTTGCTCGCTTAATGAACGTACCCGCCTATTACATAAGTGCGGATATGAATAACAGTATGACTTATCAAAATATTTTAGACGGCCGTAAAGAGTTTGTAGCTTATTCTTTGCAGCCGTTTATTAGCGCGATTGAAAACCGCCTAAGTATGGATGACATAACAGCGCACGGTAACGTGGTGCGCTTTGCACTAGATGAAACCTTTTTACGTGCTGATACAGCTGCACGTTTAGATGCAATTGAAAAGATGCTCAATCTAGGTTTAATTGATTTACAGCAAGCTCAAAGTATGGAACAGCTAAGCCCTAGTGGCCTAAATGAGGGGATCACAACAAATGATATTAACCTTTAGTGGAAACGTTGAGGCCGTAGATAGCGGCGAGCGCCGCACTATTGCAGGCAAAATTGCACCGTATGGTGAGATTGGATATACCTCAGCTGGCAAGGTTGTTTTTGCTGAGGGCTCAATCGTTGCACCTGAACCTAGCCGCGTAAAACTTTTAATGTCCCACGACAATACAAAACCTGTAGGACGTATGCAGAGCATTACCTCAGCTAAAGACGGTTTGTATGCCAGCTTTAAAGTAAGTGCCTCATCACGTGGTACTGATGCCATTTTGCTAGCCCAGGAACAATTAATGGACGGCTTATCCGTTGGTGTTGAGGTCACAGCATCAAAGCCTGAAAAAGATTATCTCCTGGTCACCGCTGCCACCTTACGCGAGGTGTCACTCGTGGAGAGCGCCGCTTTTGTGAGCGCTGCGGTGCAAAAAATTGCTGCACAAGCTGGCGAAATGCCAGTAGATGCAGCTTTATCTACAAGCACAAAAGTTACGACAACTAACACCGTAATAAACACAACAACAACCGAAACCGAAACCGAAAGCGAGGCCGCTGTGACTACAGCCCCCGATCAATCCGCACCTGAGGCACTAGATGCCACAGAGCAGGCTGCACCTACAGTAGAGGCAGCTCGTAAAATCATCCTACCTAGCGCACTTAACTCACAACGAGTACGCACACCTATTGTAAATATGGGTTCATACACAGAGCATAAAATCAAAGCTGCACTCGGTAACGAGGACTCAAAACTTTACATTACGGCAGCAGATGATGATTTCAGCACTAACCCTGCATTTTCACCAACTCAGTACCTATCAGAGTTTCCAACAAATACACGCTTTGGTACACCGTCTATTGACGCTTGCTCACGTGGAGTTTTGCCAGCTAGTGGTATGACAATAAACGTGCCTTCTTTGGTTACGTCTGCGGGCGGTAAATCAGGTGTTGCACCTGTAGTAACTGTTGAAGCAGAGGGCGGCGCTGTTGCTAATACAGGTATGGTTACAGAGTACCTATCAGGTACAGTAAATAAGTACTCAGGTATGAACACAATTAGCATTGAATTGCTAGAGCGCTCAGACCCTAATTTTTACTCAGAGCTAACAGCACAGCTACAAAACGCTTACCTAAAAACACTTGACACAACAGTTAACGCCGCGTTGATCACAGCTGGTACAGCTGCAACAACGGCACAGGCCGCAACGTCTGCGGGCATTATTGGTTACGCATCAGAGGCAGCACGTCTTGTTTATGAGGCTACTGGCTATTATGCACAAAACTATATTGCTAATGGCGCACAATGGCAGCTACTAATGGGTGCATCAGATACAACTGGCCGCCCAATTTACTCAGCTAGCCAGCCAATGAACGCGGGCGGGCTAACACAGCCTGGCTCAATTCGTGGAAACGTACTAGGACTTGATCTGTTTGTTGATAAGAACTTTGCAGCTACAACTGTTGTAGATGACTCGGCGATTATCCTTGCACCTGAGGCCTTTACTGTTTACCAATCACCACAGGCTTATATGTCAGTTAACGTTGTATCTAACCTACAGGTACAGGTTGCTATCTATGGATATATGGCAACAATTGCCAAAATGCCTAAGGGTATTATCCGTTACAACTTTACCTAAGCAAACCCACTAATAGTTTGGTGGGCCTCTTAGCCCTTTGAGGCTCACCAAACCTAAGTAAGTAAGGAGTACACAAATGCCAGCAACGTACGTTACCGCCGCGACTTTAAAAGCCTCGCTGGGCGTTGGCACCCTGTACGACTCTTACACCTGGATAGAGGACACCTGCCAGGCAGCTCAGGATTTAATTAACGGCTTTTTGTGGTTTGATACCGCACCTGTTGTTGGCACAGCTTTGGTGTCTAATGTTGCTACAGTTATGGTTGCCAACCCTGGCATATTTACTACGGGCCAATCAGTAACTATTGCTGGGGCTGGTTCAACTTTTAACGGTACTTATACAATTACAGGCACAATACCTTTTAGCACAGGCACAGGTAATATTTTGCCAGCGTTTAATATGAACCTTAACTACTGGCAAAACCCACAGGGCTACAGCTTTGTACAATATGCAAAAGTTGCAGCTGATCAAAACTTTAGGCGCGTATTGCCATACGGCACTATGACAGGTGACGATACAAAAACAGCAACTTATGCAAACACACCTGCTATTAACGCCGCTGCTCTTATGCTTGCTGAAAATATCTGGACAGCACGCTTTAGCACACAAAACGGCGGTACAAGCGTGGACGGTTACAGCCCAAGCCCCTTTAAAATGTCAAATACACTTATGGCCTCTATCAGAGGGCTCTTAGCGCCGTACCTATCACCCGCGGCTATGGTGGGCTAATGGCCGCAATAACAACTTTACGTACAACAATTGCTACGGCTCTTACAAATGCAGGTGTGTGGAGCGTTTTTGCCTACCCGCCCAGCACCATATTGGCCAACAGCGTATGCGTTGCCCCAGCTGATCCATATATCGCGCCAGGCAATAACTCATACGCAACTATTGCGCCTATGGCCAACTTTAAAATTATTATGACCGTACCTATGTTTGACAATGAGGGCAACCTAAAAGGCATAGAGGACACAATAGTAGCTGTGTTTAAAAAACTGGCACAAAGCTCTATTGTTTTTAACGTTACCGCCGTATCCGCACCCGCTGTATTAAGTGTAGCTAGCGGTGACCTTTTGACAGCAGACCTGCAAATATCCATACTAAGTAGCTGGGAGTAGATAGATGTCATTATCAGATGAAGAAAAAGCGTTCTTAATCAAAATTGGGCAAGGTTTGCCAAAAGAGATTAAAGAAACCCAACCTAAAGAAACAACAACACAGAAAGTAGAGGAATAGCCCTAATGGCAATTTTCTTATCAAACGGCGTAGTGGCTACTCTTAATAGCGTAGCTCTATCAGATCACGTAACTAGCGCAACAATTAACCGTAGCTTTGATGAGCTAGAGGTTACAGCTATGGGCGATACCGCTCATAAGTTTGTTAAGGGCTTAGAGGCCAGCACTATCACTTTGGATTTTCTAAATGATGATGCAGCCTCAGGTGCAGGCTCTGTTCGCGCAACACTACAAGCTGCCTGGGGTACAACTGTGCCATTAACTCTAAAGCAGACAAGCGCAGCGGTTTCAACAACCAACCCGCTCTATAGCACTACGGTTTTGGTCAACAATACTACCGACATTAACGGCGCTGTCGCTGATGAAAGTACACAAAGTTTGACCTTTACCTGTAACTCACCAATCGTAATTACAACCGCATAACAAAATAGAAAAGGGGCTAACACAATGGCAAGACTTAAAATCACAAGGGCTAACGGCGATATTACAGAGCATCAGATAACGCCGCGTATTGAGTATGCCTTTGAGTTATATGCAAAGACAGGGTTTCATAAGGCGTTTAGAGATTTTGAGCGCCAAAGTGATATTTACTGGCTGGCCTGGGAGTGCATACGCACAAGCGGCGAAACAGTAGAACCTTTTGGGGCCGCATTTTTAGATACCTTAGTACGCGTTGAGGTATTAGATGATGCCCCTTTGGAATAGTGGGGCGCGGTAACTTTGGTTACCTTATAGCGCAGCTAGCCGTTGAAACGGGTATCGCGCCCCAGTATTTATTAGACCTTGATGACGTAATGCTACGCAATATGATCAGAGTTTTACACGATAGAGCTAAGGAGCTACAAAATGCCAGTAGAGCTAGAGGGGGCCGTACAGCTACGCGTAGCTCTTAAACGTTTTGCACCTGATCTAGCGAAAGAAACTCAAACCGAAATGGGTGCAGCTTTAAAGACAGTTACCCAGGTTGCGCGTGGCTTTGTGCCTAGTGACGGCCAGGTATTGTCAGGCTGGACTAAAAATATATCGGGCGCAGAAAACCTGACCTATAGGCCTTTTCCAAAGTTTAACTCAGTACAAGCTAAGGCAGGCATTACCTACAGCACAAGCCCTTCAAAGCCTAATAAAAATGGCTTTGTGGCTTTGGCGCGTATCCTTAATAAGTCAGCTGGCGGTGCTATCTATGAAACAGCTGGACGTAAAAACCCTCAGGGCCAACCTGTTTATAAGCGCGTGGGCCGTGTCTATCGCACAAGCGGCGCTGAGGATTATCCAACCGCAGATTTTCAGCTTAATTACTACCTACCGCCAGGCGGTGACCGTAAGGGCTATAACAACTCACTCAACCCTGAGGCAGGCAAACAGTTTATTGATAACCTCAACTCAA